GCAGAGTGGTTGCTCACGCTGCCGCCAAACTTTGTGTCAAAATGGTATTGCTGTAATTCAGCATTACTCATCTTGTCAGTACCTTCTTCTGCGTCAAATGGGTTGTAGGCACTATCCCAACCGTAAACAGAAGTTTGAATGGTGTTAATCTGATTTCTATTTTGAGGTCTTGCGCCAGCAACTTGACAAATACTATCAACAGGCTTAAACGACTTCAGAATGGATGCGTTTGTAAGCGTAAAACTTCCAGTATCATTCTTATTTACTAGACTGACTGTGATGGTGTTATCCGCATTAACAATAACATCTAGCGTATCTGATGTTTGAGCAATAGCATTTGAAATTCTTGTTGATACAACAGATGTTGATTCTGACAATGATGCAGAAACACTAACTGCAACATTATTCACAACACTGCTATCAACAACCCAATTAAATACATAGCTTGTAGCTGGTGCGATTGAGAATGTGACACCATTACAAGATGAGTTATCAAGGGTGACGGATGTTTGTGTTAGGAAGTTATCGCCAGTGATTTTATTCGCTACGATGCTACCTTTTGGAATGGTTGTACCATAGTTGCCACCACAGATTAGCAAAGATTCTGCTTTTGATGCACCTTTACGAATAACTCCAGACAAGAAACACAAGTCATCTAGCTGCTGGTCTACAGCTTGCTGAATATCTTTTGATGCGTAAATCGCTTGTACTGCTTCTTCCTGTAATCGGATTGGGTCGGCAACCAATGCGATGATGCGACCAAGGACACTACTTTCATCTAGGTCTAATGACTGACCTATTGGTGTAATGTCAATAAACTTCTGAATCGCTTGTTGTTGCAATTTATTGAGAATATCTGGCAGTCTGTCAACAACCAAACCACTACTCTTTAACTCTGCCATACTAACCTCTAGAAAATAATTTGATTGCCAAGCTGATCCGTCAAAGACAGTCCACTTTCTGTGAGTAATAAACTCACTGTTGTATATTCTGTTGTATCCCCATATACACTAACTGCAAAACTACAAGAGTAGTTTCTCCCAACAACCTTACTCGTAAAGCTCTTGATTGACTCAACATACGCATCTTCACGAATAATTGATCGTATAATGGAGTCTATTCCTGTTTTGCTTTTATTCTTACCAAGGAGGTCGTCAAAATAGTTTACACCATAATCTTGATTCAACCACCAGCTTCCAAGATGGGTTCTAAATCTAATGTATAACCGTTGAGAGACCTTCTCACCAACAGATTGGGTAAGTTTGATTTTACCGTTCTCAAAGAGGATTCCCTCTGTTGTTAATTTTATGTCCATCAAACAACACTCACGATATTTGTCATTGCTAGATTCGGGCCGCTTGGTGTAGGCAGTGGATACAAGTGCTTATGTAATAGATATGGTGACTCATTGATTGTCAATACACCATTCAGGCTAATATCCGCAGATGTGATATTGATGGATGCTGGTGATGTAATGTTGATATTACCGCTCTCCTGTAGCCTAACCTCACATTCATTTGGTGTGCCAAGGTTATGTACAACTGTCAAGTCTTTTGGGTCATGTGGTAGTGTATGTTTGGATTGTTGGTTTGGGGACTTGTTAAAAGGACTTATCCCAATTATAGCAACTGCATCCTGAATGGATAGGAATCTCTTACCTGTATCGTAAGGAATATCACTACCACTCTTAAATTCATCTATACCACGTTGACTAAACAGAAGCATAACAGTATCACCACTATTGACAGGCATTAGAATGGCACTCGTTCCTGTATATGGCATCATCACAGGAACAGAATATAGGACAGGGTATTCTGAGCTATCCCCATCCTTGAACTCTCTGTTTGGTAGTGGTTGAACATCAAGCTCAAGCCTGTCCATACTTCTAACGGCTATAACTGTGGCAGGCATAGCAAAGAAGCAATCCTGCATATAGCTGGTTAGGAAGTTTGTGAGAATGCTTTCAAGAGTAATCATAAAATCATCTCACCTGACATCTCTAACTCCATAAACCAACTATCACCCATATTGTCACCTGTGAATTTAACATCCCTAACACGGAACAAGCCTGATGTACCAATAATAGATGACTCAAGCCTAACTAAGCTGTTTGGTTCGATAGACGGGTGGATTAGCGCTTTACAGGCAACACTATATCTTCTTACGCGCTGCTTCTTTGGTACTTTTGTATTTACACTACCATCTTTCTTATATCGCGTCTTCTGATTGAGTGTGGTGCTATTATCAGAAGTTGTGCCGTAATTCTCACTGACGACATCACTTTTAATATAAGGCATTCCAATCAAACCTGTAGCTGGTGTTAATACAAGTGAGGTGTTTGATGGGTTATATCGTGTAGTCGCACCAGACTTCTGTGCAAGCTCCTGCTCAAGCGCCTCTGATAGACTGAATAGGATTGATCCATCAGATGATACGCGCCAATTCAATCCCGTTATGTAGCAAATCTCATCAAGTGATTCTTTGATTGTACCGTGCAGATAGTACCCATATGGGAATTTATATGATGATACATAGTCGTATATAAATGAGTTGTCTAGTAAGAAATTCAAAACGATCTTGGTTTTCCCTGCCTCTTTTGCTGTCCTAAACTCTGTGAATCCCGAATCTACCTCTGACAAATCTAGCAATACTGACATTAGATCGACATCTGGTGCATAGCTTTTGAGGAGCTTCTTCCCCATATTCAAATTAGCAAACCCACTACTAACTTGAATAGATGTTTCACTTACAGGGTTGTCGTGCCGAAAGCTGATTTCTGTTGCTTGCCCAATGAACAATGTTTTTGGTGAGTATTCGCTATCCTGCAAGTACCCACAAACAAGTTCAACTGTTGAGTACAACTGACCAAATTCACTGACTGTTTCTTGCTTCAAGCCATATATCTTGATAGAGCCACCACTTGCACTTTTGGACTCATCTAAGTATTTGGTATACTCAAACTCGATTTTAAAGTCATTTGAAATGGTGGTGACGACACCTGTTTGCAGGTTTTTAACCCTAACAGATACATAACGGTTGAATAGCATTAGTCACCTATGAACACATAGTAGTAGCCGCCCCATTTTGACATTGGGACAGAGTTTTTCGATATAGGTATTAACATTACGTTTGTTACTATATCAAGCTCGAAATTTATGATTGGGATCATGGCGTTTGGTGTTAATGCCTTCCCACCAATAAGGACGATCTCACCAGACGTAACCGTAATAAACCACCTATCCACCCGACTATTGAAATCAAACTTAATTGATACTGGCGTGTTTTGGATTGACGCTTTTATAATGTAGCTGCCATCATTATAGGTATTTAGGTACATTCTAATTGCCCCCAACAGTGGCTGCTGCTTGACGTAGTAATGCAGCCCTTCTCATCGAAGCCTCTGACGTTACTCTGGCAGCATCAGGAACACCGTAATCAGCAGTTGGTGGTTTTGCAATTGTTGGTGGTTTTGCACCATTTGCTGTTGTAACACCTGATGAACCATCTTTATTTACGGTCTGTGTTACAGATTGCAGAAGGATTGCGGGAACTTTATCTTCTTGCTTTCTGCTACTGTAGGCAACCCTAATTGGAGTGAAGCTAAGTGATGCGTAAAGAGCCTCACCACCAGAAGCTGTATCCGAGAACCGCAAGCTAGTTAGCGCACAGTTTTTGTATTCAGCTAAGGTATTGTCACCAGACTTACCAATCAACACTGTGCAAGCTATCTTGTTGTCACGAACAAGAATAAGCTGTGACCTAACAATTTCGACAGGGCTTTGCGGGAAAACATTAGTGTCAATGATAAACCCGTCAACAAACTCAATTAAGCTCCCACCAACACTAGGGCTAGTTACATTATAATCAGACACCACCCCATCAATATCAATAACTGTATTTTTGTGGTGGATGTGGTCAGATATTGGACTACCGCTTTCAACGGGATGTTCTGTAATGCTAGATGAAAATGACTCAGAGGCATTCGTAATACAATCGAAACTAATTGTATTGGTTTGCCCCTGATTGTCATCGTAGAGGATGGTGTAGATCATCTATTGGCTGCCCCTGCTGTAGGTATCGTCACAGTTGATCCATCTTTTACAGTGGTTTTTGTGACTCCTGTTGGCGTTGTCACATTGATATTAACTGTTGCAGATGGTTGGTTTGAAAACTTACTATTGTACATATCGTACAGCAAAGAGTATGGGTTATTGGTTGCAGATGACAAGAATAATGCCCCACTCATAACATCACCATTGGTGAAGCCTAGGTTTTCACGCTGCCGCTTTGTTCCCTCTGCCTTGCTTTTTACTGAACCTGTCCCAATAGGTAACCCTTGTGTAACAGCTTTTAATTCTTGAAAGAAGTTGGACGGCTGATTGGTAAATACGGCATACAGGTATTGCAGCGATGCGGCAAAAACATCGACGTATCCGATTGCAACAACAAAGTGTCCAATCAGGACGCGAATCCAGTTGTCTTGGTTGTTATTGTACCTATCTAAGTCCTCCCAAACAGCGATAACCGCTGGAATGAGAAGTGCTGCTGAGAGCAATGTAACTGTCCCAAGTAGAGCTTTCAAGGCGGTGTTTGTCGTGTATGCTGCACCAATAATAAGAACTGTTGAAGCCAACCAACTGGCAGACATTGCCGCAACTGTAACCAACCATTTACGAAGAAATGCGACAAGAATAACTGTTGTAAATAGTTTAAACTCTGAACCCATCCATATCAGATTCTTAGTGACTGCCACAAACCCCTTAACAACAGCAATTAAATTCTTAATCAGTGGTGTTATGACTTCGATCAGATCAGACATTCCTGAGAAGATACCCGCTAAGGCTTCATCTAAACCTGAATTAAGGATAGTGTAAGAAAGCAATGCCCAAGAGTTTTTTAGGCGTTCCTGTCCTGATGAACTATTTGCTAATGCAGCCTTATACCCGTCACTACTCTTAGCGAAAGCATCCATAGCTTTTGCAAGTCTAAACATATCCTCTGGCTTTAGCTTACCTTCTTCCATGCGTTTGAATAGCACATCGGTTGTTACCCCAAGTGTTTTAGCCATGAGGTTGGTTACACCAATAGCACGTTCACCAAGCTGTCCGGTGAATTCTTCCATTTATATTCATACATGGTCGTTAATCATGTACCGCAATTAAGCTGCTGCATATCACTATGCAGATTAGACTATATCTTTACATGTTTCCATGCACCTACCGTTTCCACCCACTTGGGTGTACTCTACTCCATTACACTGATAAACAGTGTTGTTTCGATAGTCGTTACGCATT